TAATTGTTCTTTACTGAGTTTTGCAAGTGTTACACCTGCTGCTTTAGCGGCTTTTTCTTGTTCTTCGAGTATTTTCTTGTCTAAAGCCCTTTCTTTTGATGTTTTTTCTAATTCAATACCACTATCTTTTAAGTTTTTGATGTAATCATCAATTGCTTTGTTGAGATCTTCGGTTGCATCTAGATTTTCATCAATATTATCAGTGGCTTTGTCTGTTTTTTTGTTTAGATCGTCTGTTGCATCTGCTTGATTTTGTATTTCAGTGCTTGTTCTTGCTGTTACAACACTTAATTCTGCTTCTGCTAATGCTAATTTGTCTAATGTTGCAGTAAATGGTCTAACAGTTCCGCTAGTAGCATCGTCCATGTCCTGCATTGTGTTATTGAATGCTTCTTGGAATGCTTCTGTGGCGTTAAATGGATCTTTTAGTGCGGCCGCAATACCTGCACCTACTGCAACTGCTGTTTTCTTAAAGTCACTAAATGCTTCTGTGACAGCGAATATAGCACCACCTAATCCATCTAGCAATGACATTGTTAATTGGACAACACCAAGTCTAACTAATCTAATTGCTTCTCGCCCTGCAAACTTAACATCGTCCCAGTGTGCAATTATGAGTGCTACTGCGGCGGCTAGTGCCACAACAGCGGCTATAACAGGGTTGAAACTACTTGCTACTGTTGCGGCTACTACTGCTACTTTGTATGCACCCCAAGCGGCAATCAACACGCCTAAGCCTGTTGCAAGTGGTTCAATGTTGTCTACCACAAACTGTAAGCCATCGCCTACAAGTTCGCCTAGTGCTACTACTGCATCTTCATTGGCAGTGATAAAGTCTGTTAATTGAGTTGTTATTTGATTTAGTGCTGGAGCAAAGCCTTGTCCAAATGTGTCTTGTGCATTTGTAGCGGCAATGCCAAAGTTACTCATTGCAACAGATAAGTTCTTTAACCTATCTTGTGTTGCACCACCAAATTCTTTGTTGAGACCTTTTGTAAGTGCATCAGTGATCTTCTTAGCACCATCTGCTGTCTTACCGAACTCAGCAACTTCTAATCTTGTGAGTCCTAATTGTTCTTCTAGTATTCTGAATACAGGCACACCACGGTCTGCTAGCCTGTTAAGTTCTTCTAAACCTAAACCACCTGACACTGTTCTACTAAACAGATCTGTGATTGCTTCTAATGAACCTAACTGGTCTGTGGTAACAGCCGCAGTGTCAGTGAATGTGGTTAACAGTGCCTGTGTTGGTTCAATACCTGCTGTTTTTAATTTTATATATGTGTTGGTTAATTCTTCAACACCAAACTGAGTTGTGGTAGCAAACTTTGATATATCTTTGAATGCATCTGCACCGCCCTTGACTGAGCCTGTAACTGATGTGAGAGTTGTTCTTAAGTCTTCGAATCGTGCTGTTGTTTGCACAATACCTTTGAATGCAAATGCTGTTGCACCAACAGCGGCCATTGCTTTTAGTCCTACACCTAAGCCATCGGCACTTTTCTTCATGCCTTTTACACTGTTTTCGCTCTTGGCTAAGTTCTTATCAAACTTTGAAGTGTCTAGTTCTAAAAATACTTTTATATTCTTGGCCATTATAGTTTCCCTACCTGCTGATTGATTATTTTAGTCAATTGTGCTATAGTGGGATCACTCATTCCGTCTGGTGCTTGTCTACTCCAACCTTCATCCAATCTACCCGCATAACCATAATTTGCTTCTATGGTTGTGCCTTTGGTTTTGGTGTTGTTTCTAGCATTTCCAGTGTCCTTTGGAGTGATACGCTTGAAGTATGCGCCAGCCTTTTTAACACTCTCTGGTGCTAACTTATCTAACTGTTTAGTTAGTTTGTCGAACTGTTTTGTATCTACTCTCATTTGTTTCTCACACGATCCATTCTTGCTGCTAAGTCTTCTTGACTATAATCTTGGGTGTCTACCACACCTTTTGATTTCTTCTCTTGATGGTTCTTGTAACTAACTGCTACATCAAACACTATCAAGTCTACTGTTGAAGCATCTCGCAATACTTCTGTGGGTAACTTCCCATATCGTTGTGCCATTGCATCAACAGTGAGACTCATTACAAGACCTGGATCGTTTTCGTCAACGCCGGTGCTGCTTACTTTCCCAGGGTCTCAATGACCTTTGTTAATGCTCTCATAGCAATATCACTTGGAAGAGTATTCTCTCCTTCCATAACAAGATTGCCTTTTTCATCTAGAATCATTTCTTTGGCTAGGTTCATTACCACGCCTGTGTCTCCACCATTCTGTGCCATAGCAACATACTTTTCTAGTGGTTGACGATCCCATACCCAAAACTCGATTTCTTCACCATACTTGGTGACTAATTCTTCATCGTCTAGAATAATTTTGGTTAGTTGGGGTTTTGCTGTTAGTTCTGTGATCTTCATTTATTTCTCCATATCTTTATTTAAATGTCTTTTTTTAAGCGAGTGTAAGCCTGAGATTGTGAAACTCAGTCTGTTTGCCGCCTTTGTCATATCTGCATTTGCACATTTTAATTCATTTTGTGCTTTTGCTAATTCTTGTTCAATACTCTTCAGAATCTCTTCCGTCGAATGATTTTCCCATATCTGCATGTTCTTCTTCCTGTATATCTATATCTATATTTACCTGCTCTTCCACAATAGGTGCTGGTTTGGGTTGTGCTTTAGGAGCACCACCTGATAGCAATTTGAGGAATTCAGATCCTTTAATCTTTTTGCCTTCCCAAATAAAGTTTTCACTCATTTTGTGAGTCTCACTCCATTTCTCGAAACGGTCTTTTGTTGATTGTTTAATCATTGTTTTCTCCTAAAAGAAAGTAGTGGGGTTGCCCCCACTACTCTGCATAGTCACTGTTTATTAAACAGTATCTATTGTGTAGTCTTGATCTACTTCAACTGTGACTGGTGTGATCCATAAAGGTGAATCAGGATTTACTGTTGGTGCTAAACCAGCAATATAACCTACGCCTTGCATGTATCTACTTGTTGCGTCAGTTCCATTAAAGTATGCTCTAAAACCAATTTTAGTCTTATTAGCACTAGTGTTAACAATTCCGTTAGTTACGATATCGCCTGCACCTGCCGCGTTACCAAAGAATGAAGTATCGTCAACGATAGCATTCAATGACAACTGGTTAGTTGCTGGTGTAGTAACAACACTTTCAGAACCAGAATCTAGAGTTTTAAATCTAAATGTTCCTGTTGAGTTGTTAATTGTAATATCTTGCATAAAAGGAACAGTCAAAACATTAGCCGCAGTTGTATCGAAAGTATCTGCGTCACCTGAGACATTAAAGATCTCTAGCACTGCTTCATTTCCGGCTGCTGTATTAATATAAGCCATTATATTTCTCCTATTGTTTTATAATTTTAAAAAATTATACTCGAAAGTATAAATTATTCTGTCGTCATCAATTTCTGTTTCGACATCACTGTTCACATCAATTACATTGCTAATTGCTGTTCTAGCAATTAACACATTGGCGATCACAGTTTCAATGTCTGAGGGTTGGTTCTTAGCATCTGTTACCAAGTAAGCATTTACTGTGGTTTCTGTTTGCATTATTTTGTCAGCACTGAGAACTGGAATGTGTATGCTAACTTCTTGTTGATCCTCATCTACATAAAGTGTCTTCATGTTCTTCTCGTAAAGAGGAAGACCAGCACTGTCAAACGGTAACTCTGAACTAACAGAATATGCCGTGTGTGCTGATAGATTGGTGTTCAACTGAGTTAACAGTTCATCCCTAATGCTCATTACCTAACTCTCGCAATGCTTCTAGGACGCCTTGTGCGACGATGTTGCACATAACTATATGCCTTCTCGTCAGCGTCAACAGTTCCGCTGTTATCGAAATCATACCAGTCAGCCATAGCAAGTAGTTCATTATACAAGTCGTTAAACTTCTTGTCGTAATATTCTATCTTTACTACATCTGATCCTTCGTTTTCGAATTGTGCTATCAGCGGTAACAAATATTCCTTGAATGTGTAATAAACACACATATCAGTGAATTGTTGCTGCCTGCCTAACTTATTGCCTGGGTCTATAAGACTTGGGTTTACATTAGGCAAACTGCTAAGGTTAACTATGTTGTTGCCAACATAATTATTATAAGCCTGCCACCATGTTGATGCTTTAATTTTTAACAGTATACGATTAGTGCTTTTCTCAAGCATGTCTTCCACAAACTCTGTTACATCTGCAAAGCCTGACTCTGCAGGTATGCGTAACTCATTTGCTTCTAACAAGCGTTGATCTTTTTGCACTACATCTGTGTATTCTGCGAAACTAATTGTGTTTCCTGCACCATCTGTGACAAAACTCATTTTACCTCTCCTCTATTATATAATTGACTTAAGATGCGTCTGGAAGTGAGTTACTTCTGTAGAATTCACAACCTGCTGCTTGACCGATAAGACCGGTTAAGATAGCACGGTTACCTACTACTGATAAGTCACCAATAGCCGCTTGTGTTACAGAGTTCAACTGGCTAGCAATTGAGTATTCTAACGAACTATCAATGATCGCTGCATACATACCACTTAGCATTGTAGGAGCGTTGTTGCTTCTTAATGCTGCAACTGCTTTAGCAATGTTAGTTAAGTTTGCTGCTGATTGAGCGCCGATTACTTTCTCTGATATTACACGAGCACCGAAGCCTGAGCGTAAAGCAACAAAGCCGTTACGAACAGTTCCTCTGAACTGGTGAAGATCTAAATCGTTATCATAAAACATAGTTACACTTGGCTCACGCTTTGCACCGTATGCCATTGCTTCTGGTGAGAATACAAAGTTAGTTGTAAAGTCACTGTTAGCACCTGTTACACCGTAGTTAGTTGCACTGAAGCCTGATTTCATTGCTGAGAATCCAGCGTCATCAGTTGCTGCTGCTAAACCTTGGCTTAGTCTTGTTAATACTGCTTGACGAACTACTGCTAAACCACCATCTTCTAGTGCTTCTTCAGTTACATTCGTTCCAACGCCACGCTTCACCATTGTGATGTCTGCTGATGTTGGGTCAAAGTCAGATGTTCCGCCTGCTAAGATACTATTACCTTCGCCGACTGTGCCAGCGTCAGTTGCTGGGCCGTTTGTTAAAGGAACATTAATTTGGTTCCCGCTTGTTCCAGAAATATTAAACTGTGTCTGGATTAATTGTGGATTCGGTAACAATACTGCATCATCGTAGAATGGTTGTAGGTCTGCTATGATGTCACTGTAAAGTTCTTGAACCGTTACTTTAGTTGTCATTGGGTTTCTCCTTTATAGTTTGACAAATCGACAAGTTAACCTTGTCTTTGCTTTCGCATATTATCTAATTGTTTACTGACCATATTGTGGCTTATGTCTGATCGACTAGCATTTGAATACTGTCTCAAGTTCATATATGCCGCTCTATATTCAGCATCTGTTTTAAGTCTTGCTTCATCTAGTGGTTTAACTGTTCTGTTATCAACACTTTCTGAACCATCAACTTTAACAACATCTACTCCACGCTTACCGGTATTGAGTCCCAAACTTTTTGCTACGACATCAACTGCTGATGCGTAATCTGGTTTCTCTCCATCAACTGTGAGATATTCCTCACCGTTGCGTAATTGGAATTGGTCGCCTTCTACAGCAAACATATCTCTTGCCTTCATCAAATCCAGCACTGCTGATCTTTGATCTGGCGTCCAACTACCTGGCATAGCCGTGTTCAAATTACCGATGTGATCTTTGAGTAACAGTTCTTGTTTCAAACTTCCTACCTGAGCAGTTAGTTCTTCTAATGTGGCTTCACGCTTCGCAACTGTTTGCTTGAGTGCTTTCACATCTAAACTGTTTTCTCCCTCTTCCGCATTATGCGACTTCAGTGTTGAGATAACATCTTTAACTTGATCTAAACTGTCTACATCTAACTCTCTTAACAAGCCATTAACTGCCTCGTTCTTTGCGTTAGCCGCAATCTTTGAAGTATCGTCTCTGCTGTAAACTCTATTCCCGTTTACAAACATTTTAGAATCCTTCATTTCTAGTTTAGGTTCTGTTGTTTCAGATTTTGTCGGTGTGACATTTTCAGTATCTGTTACTGGTGCAGTTTGTTCAGTTTGCACTTCTGTATTCTCGGATGCAGTATCCATTTTTCTCTCCTGTTAATCGTAGAAGTAAACGCAATTGTTATTCTTCTGGGTTTATACACCTACCAGTGTTATTCCCTACCTATAAACTGTTATTACTACTGGAACTTGATATCAATTGCATCAACCTCGCTTGTAGTTTTTCATTAATCTCTTCTTTAAATTCTTCTTGTTGTGGATCTTCTGATCCTACTGCCTGCTCATACTCTATATGAGTTGCAAATGGCATGTATATGACTGTTCCATCTTCTTTGGTATGACTATGAAATCCGTCACCGCCTAAACTTTGTGCTACACTTCTGGCTTCTGCCTCAGTGCTGTATTCCTGTGGAGTCACATCCTTGTGGAATCTTCCTTTGTAATCATCATACAGACTCATTAACTGCTGTAATTCTGATATCTCTTGCTCTAATCCTTTACTGCTATACTGTCTATTGTAACTGATGCTGAAGTCTTCTGGTATTGGTTTGTTTAACCAATCAAACCATATCTTCCACATATGGTATTCAGCATTCTCCAATGCAGTTGCTTTCTTGCGGATTAGTGCTTCTAATTTGCTATCGTATTGCTCTAGTTGTGCACCTGATCTAGATGCTTTGATAAGTTCATCTGATCTTATCATTGCCACAGCGTTCATTTTTTCGATCTTTTGATCTATTAGTTCACGAAGTTCTGTGATGCTGTCCATGGGAGGAGCAACAAATTCGTAAACATATGAAGGGGTCTGCCCGTTTAAACTTGGTTCAACTCTAACAATACTGCCAGGTTCCGCATTTAATGCACCATCATTCAAATCTGCAGTATTGCTATCAACCACATTCACTGGGTGACTGCCATAACTGACGGCGCTATAAATTTCCCCCATATCGCCGTATATACTGCGTTGAATTTGTGCAATATCAAAGACTGGTGTGTGTCCCACACCGTTGTATATTTTACTGCTTTGATACACAGGTCTTACTGGAATGTAGCCTAACTCATTTGGCTGACTAATTCTGTAATAATCCATTTCATCTTCAAAATATTCCGCATCTTCCGGAATATCTACTTCAAAATTCTCGTCTGTGACCATAAACACTGTGTCAATTGTTTCAGCGGTTATGTGTCTATAAATGTCAACACCTGGGTTTGAACTAATTCTAATACATATCTTGTCTAGTTCTAATTCGCCACTGCTGTTGTAGCGATAGTTCCAATTGGTAACATCTGTGGGTTTGTGCATTTCCCATAATGCATAAGGTGAGTCAACTGGTTTGATACAACTAATCCAAACCACGCCGCACACTGTTGTGAATGTGTCTACATTACTCCAAAACTCGTTCGCACTGTTGCCTTGGCCATCACAGTCAATCAAGAACTGATCTAGTTCATTGTCTTCTGGCACTATGCGTTGAGGAGGTGATCGGAATAATATTGAATTGTATTCGCTCACATACAGTCTAGTGTATGGAAACACTGGCACATTGCGTAACTTTTCTTCATAGAAGTTATCTAGTAGGCCGTCGCCTCCGCTTTCTGATGCTGATTTACTGTGAACTGATTGTGTGCTGTATGCACCTGTTCTCACACCGTTGTCGTCAACAGCGTAAGTTTGTATTGTTTCTGAAGGAGTGGTAGTGTCAATGTCGTATGCTTTGAGATATCTACCTCTGCGATACTCAACCCCACCATAATAACTTCTGAGGGCTAACTCCCAGTCTTCATAATAACGATTGTATAATTCGTGCGACCCTGAAAGAAAGTCGTAATAGGATAAATTAGCCAAATTATGCTCCAATATATTGTTTATGTATGCTAGCCATTATATTTATCGAATTATGTGTATTTTTAATCAATTACTTGTTAAAGTGACAGCGTTTTGGTGTCTGCATGATACTCTTTGGTGATTGGTTCCACTGTTTCCAGTTCAATACCTGCTCTTTTTAGCAGTGCAATCATCTTAGGATTGTCATGTATGCTGTTTTTGTAGCCAAAACTTTGTGATATTCTGCGTAATGCTTCTTTGTCACCTCTTTTAGCGGCGTTCTTGTATTTGTGTATTGCTTTCATCTTCATCTCCATCCCAGTTTAGTTCTGTTAATTGTTTTTGTTTGATCTTTTGATTCTTTTTGCCAAATATCTTTTCCCAATTATCCTCATAAGTCTTTTGGTCATTGCTTTTGCGTGGAGCAGAGCCTTTGCCTCCGTGCCATTGTTTAGTCATCTAAGTCATCCCATTCTGTAAGACTGGGATCAATGATCTTTGCAAAATGATCAATTGTTTGTTGCATTCCTTGTTTTAATGGCATCAGAGATTCATCACTCATATCCACATGCTTCATGCTGTCTACATTAGCACACACTGTGGCACCTGGTATCTCACCTGGTCGCATAGGCAAATTAACAATGTTACTTTCCGATCCTGTTAGTTCTATAATCAGTTGTGCAATCTCTTGCACAGTGCTGTTCTTTGCAGGACCCACTTCAACTGCTTCAGGAAACACTGTGCCTTGTGCTGCTTTTTCTACTGCTACAACTAGAGCATGAGCAACATCTCCTACCCAACACATGTCTGATACTTGTGAACCGTCTCCATATACTTCTATGTCCATACCTTCTAGTGCTCTGCACACAAAACTAGGTGTGATCTTTCTCACTTTTGAATCGCCCCATGGTGGCACTGCTCTCTGTCTAGGACCATATGCATTCATTGCTCTCACAATGTTTACCTTTGTGCCTCTGTCTTTGTTAAACATGCTCACAAAGCGTTCTATCATTGTTTTAGTAATTGAATAAGGATTGTTCATCCAATGGTTGCCTACACCTATGTATGCACCTGGCAAATCATATTGTGCCGCGGCTTCTAACATGTTTAATCCACCCATTAAGTTTGAAAAAGCGGCTGGTCTAGGATTGTCAATTGTTTCTTGTGTGCCCAACACTGCGGCTAAATGTATCCAAGCATCACAGTGTGCCATGGCTTCTGTGACTGCTACTTCATCCCTGACATCGCCTAATATCACTGGACAAGGATACTGTTCTTGTCTGTTGTAATGATCGAATATGATAGGCTTGTGGCCTCGCTCAATACATTTTTCTACTACATAAGAGCCAATGAATCCGGCTCCACCTGTTATCAATATCTTCATATCTTCTCCTCTGTATTTGAATGCCAGTGTTGTTTCATCCACTGTTCGTTAACTTCATGTGGCATAGGTTTACCATGAAAGAACACCATCTTTGTTGATTCTGGCAAACTGTGTTTGCCTGCTAATCTTTGTGCTTTGTAACTCACACATGCACCTGGAAATTCATCTTGTAATCTCACAACAGGCGGACAGTCAGGCAATGCAGGTGTAGGGTTTTGATTTATTCTAACTACACCCATACACTCTTCTAAAAATTGATTAGTGCCGCCCCATTGTGTGTAATCACAATCTAAATTAGCATACTGATCCGGTGAGTATTTGTTTGTGAAATGTGTCCACACTTTGTCTCTGGTTGGTTTGTCCCACTGTATGTAAGCAGTTTGTAAACCTGATGTCCAACCAAAATCACTTATGGTAGCAAATGGTTTGTCTAACTGTAATATGTGATCAATGTTGCCTGTGATTATTGTGTCTAAGTCCATGTAAACAACTTTGTGATTGTGTTTATGTTCTGGATTTGTGAGTCCTATGATATACCACCACACTGGCAAGTCTATTAAGAAAGGTCTTGTTTCACATTCAATGCCTTCTGGTCTATCTGTGTAACAAATGAATCTGTGTTCTACAGTTGTATTGCGTTGTATACTTCTATATAGATTATTCACATACTCCGGCGGAAACTTAGGACCCCAACTAAAACAAACTATGTCTATCATTTGAAAAAGTTTTGTTGATGTTTAAATTTACTTGAACCGGCAATGTATTCTAATACTATGCCAGGCTGGTTTGTGCTAAGTTCTTTGATCCTTTTCC